GTTTGACATTTGGAGATCCTTCTCGTTTAAAGATTCTTAAGAAGATTAAACCAACACTGGTAGGCGCTAACAGTGCTACGGTATTTATGAAGTTTGCCTATGACTTTGGTACTAGCTTTAGCACAACGGAATTTACAGTAGGTAATCAACAACCTGCTTTTTATAACGTCAATGAGTTTGGCGCTAACTCAGTACCGCTATCAGAGTTTACTGGTGGTGAACTAACTAACCAACGCAGTCTTAATGCAGTAGGGAACGGAACAAGTGTTGTTGTCGGTCTTGAATCTGACATTAACGGCTTTGCGTTATCACTTCAAGAAATAAACCTACTAGCACTAATAGGTAAGACGATTTAATCGGAGATAATAATGGCTACCATCGGCACAGATGAAATTATGGGAATGCTTGGTAATGCAACTATAGGTACTCCCGGCATAGACTATTCACAATATTCATCAGAAAGCATTGATGATCTTATCAATGATGTTTCTGGTGGCGGTGTGTTCCAAAATATCCTTGGAGGGCTTGGCAACATAGGTAGCTTTCTAGGCAACACCGGAGTCCAACAAGCTTTAGGCACAGGTGCTGGCGCTTTGTTAGCAGAACGCGCTTATGATCGCTTGGGGGATATTGGTGAACGTGCTAGACGAGAGGCTTCTGGTATTGCAAGTCAGGGTTTAAGTCAGACAGAGTTCAGACCCTTTACTGTTACTTCGGCTACTGGTGGTATGTTTGGTGTTGATCCACGAGGCGGAACTACTATGTCTGTGTCTCCGCAGGAACAAGCATTACAGAATCAACTTCTAGGCGGTGCTGGTGACTTCTTTGGACAAGCTCAAATGCCCACAACAGAACGTGAACAGGCTATCTTTGAGCGCATGAGAGCAGCACAGCGTCCTGAAGAGGAGCGTCAACGCCTAGCACTAGAAGAACGTCTAGCAGGGCAAGGGCGTCTTGGGGTAAGCTCAGCAGCCTACGGTGGTGCTACTCCTGAGCAACTTGCTATGGCTACTGCTCAAGAAGAAGCACGTAATAGGGCTATACTAGGATCTATGCAACAAGCTCAAGCAGAACAGATGCAACAAGCAGGGTTAGGTCAACAGTTCCTTGGTGCTGGTTATGTACCTCAAGCACAACTTATAGCCGCTACTCAACCGGCAATGACTACAGCGCAACTACAGCAAAGAGGGCAGTTAGAAGGCGCAGGTTTATTCGGGGAAGCGGAAATGAGCGGTCTTGAAGCTTTACTGTCGTCTGGTATCGGTCAGGCTAACCTTATGGGTCAGATTGGTTCAGGATTGTTATCACAATCGTTACAGCCAGTGCTTCAACCGGCAGGTACAGGAGAAGGTTTAATAGAAGAGTTAATTAGAAGAGCAATAGGAGGCTAAAATGGCTAAGTTTTCACAAGCATTTTTACAGAGTATGTTACAGCCTTCATACCAGCAAGGACTGTTTACTGCTGCTCAACAGTTAGGCGCTGCTCCCGCTCAACGAAGAAAGTTTGAACAAGCTCAGGCACTGAAGCAACAGTTAGCTGGTATTGATACTAATACCCCTGAAGGTCTTGCTGGTTTAGCTAAGGTTTACCGTCAACAAGGCGACATACCAAACGCTATAAAGTACGAGGAAGCGGCTAGGAAATTAACACAACAACAAAAAGAGTTAACTAATATAGAAGGTTTAAGAACAAACATTATTAATAGAGCTAATGCCGTGCAGGGGCTAGGGAATTTAGCCGAGACCGCTGAAACAGCAAACCCACAGCAACTTGAGTCCATGCGACAAACTGTTTTAGAGGCCGAACAAGCTAAACAACTTAAAGCAGAGCAAACAGCTCAAGCAGCAACAGCTGCCGAAGGTATGGGTTTTGATGCTAACTTTATTGAAGTATTTTCTGAAGATCCTGAAGGTTTAATTAATGTTGTTAGGTCCGTTGCAGAAGCTAAGTCTATTACTAGTCTTGAAAAACAAAATGAAAAGGCAGCTAACGCGGTATTAGTAAACAGGGCCAGAAGTTATAACGCACCTGATGAACTAATTCAAGATATTAAAGACGGTTTATATACCGATAAACCTCTAGAAGCTCTTTCTGCTATGCGTGGAGAGGACTCTAAAAACGAAAGCTACCAAGATGCCGAAACAGGTGAAGTGCTTTTGTTGGCTACAAAAGGTGCTAAAGTTTTTAAGAACAATAAATGGTCTTTACCTAGTGAAATAGGGTTAATAGAGGCACCTAGCGTTACTGCAGAGGGTTCAGTACCTAAGTTTAAATCGGAGCAAAGAAACATACCGTTTTTAGCCTTTGCTGCCGGTGCTACTGATCGTTTAGTTAACGAGTTAGATACGTTTCCTAAATTACAGACTACTATTTTAACTGCTGGGGTTAACCCGTTTACAACAGATACTACCGAAGCTTTAGACGGTTATCGTAGTTATGTTAGTGAGTCCTTACTACGTTTTTTCTCTGGTGCTGCTGTTCCTGAAAAAGAGCAACAAAGGTACCAAAAAATGTTTACTATAACAGGTACTGACATTCTTTCTGCAAAGGCGACAGTACAAAAAATAATTGCGGCATCTGCTTTAACAAGCATTAACGCTAAATTATCTTCTGGAGAAATAACTCCGGCAGAAGCTAGAGAACAAGGTCTTGAAGCAGGTGTTATGGCGTTGTCTGAAGAAGATTACGAAATATTAAGAAAAGGTAAGACTGGAAGCTTAAGAAAAGTAATTAAGAAGTACACCGACGACCTTTTAGATACTGGTTCCGGTTCTAAAGCAGATCCAGTAAATTCAATCCTTAATAAGTATAATTTCTAACAGGACAAAACATGGCTACTAAAAAAGAACTAGAGCAAGGAATACAGCGCCTTGACTCTATGATTCAAGCTGAACAAGACCCTGTAAAGAAACAACAAATGTTAGACGACTTGTCTGTACTTGCTGCAGAGTACAGAGGATTCTCAGGAAAACCTATAGAAGAAAAACCCGAAATAGAAGACTTACGTGCTAAAAAGACAGACCTTGTAGGATTGGCTAACGCCTTAGCTTCTGGTGTCAACAAGGGTTTATTTTCTCTTTTTGATCTTCCTTTTGATGTAGTCAATGCAGGGCTACAGGCGTTTGGTCTACCTTCTGGTGAATCACCTAGTGAAGCTGCTAATAGACTTTCAGAAAAAATTGTAGGGCTGCCAATAACAGAATCTCCTTATGTAGACACTCCCACGGAACGCATGTTTCAGACAACGGCTGAGTACGCTGGAGGAGGCTTTGGGTACGGTGCTGCAGCTAAGGAAGTAGGGCAGAGATACTTAGCTGGTAAGGTGCCTACAGGCGCTCCTGACACCGCCAGAGAGTCCTTAGCAAGAACAGTGTCTGCTCCCGGTATTGTGGGATTAGAAACCGCAGTAGCTACAGGCGCTGGTGCGTTGGCTGCTCCTGTAAGGGAGTCCGGTGCTGGCCCTGTTGTTGAAATGGGAGCGTCTTTTGCTGGAGGCCTTGTCCCTTCAGTTGTTTCAACAGCAGGTAGATTTATTGGACAACAGTTTGGACAGTTCGGTAGAACAGGAACTGAACTTAGGGTTGGTAAGGTGTTTTCTGAAGAAACACAAAACATGGAACAGGCTGTAGAAAACCTTAGTACTAATCAACTTCTTGTTGAGTCCACATTACCTCCGGGGACTCAGGTAGACGCTGCTAGGTTGTCGGAAGATCCCGGTGTCATGCGGGTGTTCCGAAGTGCTGCCGAAAACGACTCAAACATACACAACATAATAGGACGTAATCAGGACCAAGTATCTGAGGCTGTCTTAGATGGTTTAGAAGAGGCTGCCGCAGGAGACACAGCAACATTTTTATCCACACTAAATGCAAGGACTAACGACTGGATAGGACGGTTAGAAAGTGAAATTGACTTAGCTAGAAACCAAGCAGATAAAATAGAGCAAAGGGTAGTCCCTAGAAGGGACGGTTCTCCTGTCACTCAAGACCAACTTAGTATTGACTTTACTGCAGCATTAGATAAAAGCTATAAAAGAGCAAAAGACTACGAAGCTAGAATGTGGTCTATAGTAGACAAAAAAGTCCCTATGGACGCTAAACGATTCAGGCTTACGGGTTTGCGTTTAAGAAACCAAATGTTGCGTGAAGGATACAGTGATAAAAGTTTTGCTGGTATGTTTGGTGACGATGAAATAATGCGTTTTGGTAAAAAAATTAAGCAAGAGGACGGTACTTTTAAAAAAGCTCCAGACGCCAGAGAAACATTTGAAGCTTTACAACGCTATCGTTCTCGTCTCTTGTCGGCTAAAAGAGAAGCTGTAAAGAGCGGAGACAAAGAGACTATATCTGCTCTAAGCAGGTTAGACAACTTAATCAATGACTTTATTGACTCAGGGCCTGATGCAGAGTCTTATAGGGCAGCTACTGAAGTTACTCGTACAATTAACCAGAACTATAACAGAGGTAAGTTAGGTAAGTACTTAAACTTGGATGCCCAAGGAGACCGTAGGATTGATCCTGAAGTTGCTCTAAATACAATAGTAGTACCCGGAGCAAACATAGGCCAAGTCCGAAGAGCACTTGAAGTAGAGCAACAAACACTTGACGGTATTCCTCCTGCTAAAGGTTTAAGAGGCCCTATTGAAGAGGCATTAATACTTAAATTTCCTATAGCGGACACGCCAAAGGCTAGAGAAAAGTTCTTTGAAAAATACGGGCCTACATTACGTAAATTCCCTCACTTATCCAGAGATCTCGATGGTATAAATAAAGAAATTAATGTACTTGCTGAACGTAGGGCTGGTTTAGAAGGTCGTTTAGCAACAAAGACAGACGAAGAAGTTGTAGGTGTTTCTGCGCTTCTTGGTGCTGATCCCGATGACGTAATGAAGACGCTTAGGACGTTAACAAGACAAGACCTAAAAAATGTTAATGCTGTCGCTGTTGAAGAAGGCGTACAACAAGGGTTACAAACTATTTACATAAGAGAAATAGTAGATAAGCTAGTGCCTACAGTAGCTTCTAGAGACATTCCCGGAACAACCGCTTCCCTGTCTAAGGTTTTAAAAAATAATAAATATTTAGCTACTGCATTTACTGACGTTCTTACACCAGAGCAACGAAAAACACTGGCTAACCTAGACAAAGTAAGCACCCTTGCTGCTAGGGACTTAACCAGAGGGGGTAAGTCTGTAAGTGCTGCAAAATTAGCAGAGTCTTCAGGCCCTGTGCAAATCATGGCTAGATTCCTTGGTGTACTAACGGCAAGTAAAGTAGGCCCTTCAGGACCGGCGTCATTGCAGTTTGCAAGTACACTTGCTAGAGTCTCTACTAGGTTTTTTGACAGCCTACCTGCAGCCCAAAGTAGAGCAGTATTAACTAAAGCTGCTACAGACCCTGAGTACTTAAAATCAATACTTAGTTTACAGTCCAAGGGCGCTGTTGACAAGGCAACAGAGGCACGTCAGGTAAAGGAACTTGAGACTTTCTTCCGTAGGTCCGGCATACGTGGCGGTGAAGAGATACAGAGGATTTATAGGGAAGAGCAGAGAAAGCAAAAGGAAGAAAATAATGAGGGGTAAGGAAGAATCACAGAAACTCATGGACTATGAGTTAATGATGGACGTGTTTAACCGTGTACCTGCTGAAGTGCGTCCGGGCGGTAAGTACGGACTTATAGCTGGATTTGGTTATTCTGGTGACTATCCTACTAAAGGTGACGTGACTACACCAAGGCAGTTTGGACAACAGACGCCCAAAATGATTAAAAGAGGACAGGCTCCTGCATACTTAAGCGGTAACAAAAGGGTTGCGGGTTTTTATGCACCCCCGGAGTACGACGTTTCTACTAATAAAGCAATGCAATCTAAAAGGCTTTTTCCTATGGGGACTCCTATAGCTGACGAAGTGTACTATCAAGACCTAACGGACCCGTCGGTTTTAGGTATAAAGAACACCCCAGATAAAACCATCATGCACGAGTTTTATCATAGAGGCACAAACAAACTACCTTTAGAAGACCTTGTTAAATTTGCAAAAAAGAAAGGAGATGATGACTCTTCTTATATCTTTAGACAAATGCAAAAGACAGCAGGGCAACATTTTTTACTAGATGCTATTGATGCTTATGTGAATGCGAAAGGTGACGAAAGTAAAATACCTTCTCATTTACGTAGTAAATTAAACAGAATAGAAAAAGCTAACGGTGTTATCAGAGAGTTTATGACTCCTGAGAAACAAAAAGAGTTAGGACTGCGTATGCCCTTAAAGGAATCTAAGCCTAAAAAAGAAGGGATGTTTGATAGGTTCCTGAAATAAAAAAGGGACCGAAGTCCCCCTGTAGTTTACAACTCACAGTTATTCCCCGTACAGGCTAACTGTTGAGACCCTTCCGTCATGTCAGAGTTCTCAGAGATGTTCCAATCAATCGTCTCTGGGAATTCCTCCTTAAGCTTCTCATAGGTCTCTAAGTCTATGGGTTCGTAAGGAGCCTGTTGGTACGTATGTTCGGAATAAGGGAGGAACGATACTCCACTAATCTTGTCGAACTTGTTGTACAACCACTGGCCTACCTCAAGAAATTCATCGTCGCGGTAGTAGCATGTCATGGACGGCTTATGCTCACACCAAAAGTCCTGATAAATCTCCCATAGCTCAAGTTGTTCCATTGCACCCATTTCAGAGGCCACCACAGCCCCGTCAGGGGATTTTATAGGGAAGCTGAATACCTTGGTAGTGGGTGACATTACGTCGTCCTCTACAGGGATTCCTGCTGCCTCTAAGACTTCACAGAGGGGGTCTCTGGCGTCTGCTCTAACTCGTCTAATGTACTGATCTGAGTATCTAGGGTGGATGCCAGACGCAGAATCCACCAACTGACTAACAGTACCGGAGGGCTTAACAGCAGTAATGGCAGTACTGGTATTAATGCCAAGACGGTCAGCCCATTCTGCGTTAGTTTTAACAGCTTCCTCTTTAAGCTCCGTAAGCCAAGTCTTGAGTACACCTTTGTCTCTCCTTCCTGATAATGTAGGGTGATCCATGATACCTGTTAACGATACGCCCAACAAAGCCTCTTCTTCTGTGTTCTTCTGCCAGATCTTACGTAGGTAACGGAAGTCTGTTAGGGTAGCCTGTAGAGTCCCAAGGATAGACGCAACACGTACTTTTCGTTTGAGGTCTGAAAGCGTATCGGTTGCCCTGACAACAACTTCTGATAGATTACAGAATTGGTTAGGCCGTAGGATGATTTCGCTACATGGATTAGTTCCAAAATCATAGGAAGCATCTCGTCGGTCGTTCTTTGCAGCTTGTTTTTGACTTGCGACTCTAGAGAACATACCTCGCTCTCCTGAACGGGACTCGTATAAACTTTTCCACTCATTTAAAAATGCCTCAAAGTCTGGCTTCTCTGTATAACAAGCACTGTTGTTTGCTAGTCCTCGTTGAGGATTATCTTGCCACCACTGGCCTGACTTGCATCTTCGGAGTCTATCGTCAGTGAGGTTAGACAGACTGATGAGAGCGGACCTGCGTACACCGCCGACGACGACGATCTGTGCAATCTTACAGCAGAGATCATGACATTCGATGGAGCTAAGTTTACGTCCAGAAGCCTCCCGAAAGACGCTGACTGTGAAGTTGAACAGATCGACAAGAGGCTCTGGACCAGATGCTCTACCTCCGAAGGTCTTAAGGGATGCCCCTGCAAGTCGTACTCCAGACACGTCCCATTTTGGAAGTTGGCCTGAATACAACAAGCTAATAAGTTCCCTGTAAGCTTTAGCCCAGCCAATTTTGCTATCGGCGACGTGTATAACGGTATCGGTGTCATGGAATTCCTCTGCTACTTCGGGTAGTTTAGATACGTACTGACGTTCAACAGAGTAGCCTACGCCTGTACCGCACATGAGTACGTACATCATCTCGTCAAACGCTTTAGGGTGGTCAATAGGTAGGTAGCTACAGTTGAAACCAGCCACGTTGTCACGGTCAAGGGCGTCACCAGCAGTCATTAACGCTCTCATGCTAGGCATTACGTCCATCTCGTGTATAGCATGGAATATCTCTGACTGGTCAAACTCATTTAGATCTACACGATCACACCAGTAGTTTAGGTATCTGTTTACTGTTTCTTCCCAAGTCTCACGTCGCTGTTCCTCTGGCAGGTAACGAGCGTAGCGGGACTTGTGTATGTACTGTTGATATGCGTCCATTAATTGATTTCCTTAATTAGTCGTTCAATGTACCACTTACACTTACGTAAGTCTTCAATGGGTTTACCTTTGTAGTCATATCGCCATAAGTATTTAAGAGCATTGCCCTTAAGATAACCATTAAACTCATTATCAGGCATTGATGCCTTGATAGCTTCGATAGCTTCTATTGCGCCTTTGTTGTAATGGTCCGGCTGCTCTACAGGATCTGGTGTTTTCCTAATAGAAAGCTTTGCTAACTCCCTAACCTTATCCCATTCCATTGGAGTTACGTCGTCAATACTCATTCTCTTCCTCCTCTAACTCTTCTTCAAACACGTCAAGTCTATTAATTAGTTTGTCCTCAAAGCGGTCTAGTAACTGCTCCGCTGTAATCTTTAAAGCCTCTAGAAGATCGTCAGGGTCGTAGGTCTTTAAGAGCCTATCCTTAATTTCCTCTAGCGTTAGCGACATAACTAATCAACTCCTGTAGTGTATCTATATTATACCATAGTATTCCTTCCTTGTCACACCATTGTGCCATAGTCATTTTGGCACCTTTTCGTATCCTCTTGTTGGGCTGCATCAGAACAAAGATTAACTCTTGTCCTTCTGGGAGGCTGTCTCTGATGCTTGTGTATTTTTTGGTGTCTCCATCTCTGAAATATCCTTTGCACTCAATAAGATATAAACCGCTAACATCAACGAAGTCAGGACGGTAGCTCCTAAAGATAGTGTAAGGAATAGTGAAAGGCTCATAATTAAACTCCTGTAGTATTTTGGCGACATCTTCTTCAAACGTGCTTCTAAATGGTGATTTCTTGGACCTTCGGCTCATTAAATACCTCTACTAAATAGCGTGGTCCCGAAGAGTAAGCAAAAGCTCTTACACCGGGCCAACAATTTTTCTTATAGGAACAGTAGGAACACCCTATGTCCAACTTCATGTTACCGCTCTTGCCGTCCTCCTTGGGCTGATGACAGTGCTTAGGAGGCTCCGGTTGCAACACCATTTGCTTAACGTGGTCAACGTGTTCACCGATGTCATAACCAATCTTCTCATGTACAGGCGCTTGGGTGTCCTCTTCGTCGTACATGAGGTACGTTAAATGCCCATTCTGTTTGTCCATTGCTAACCATCCGAATTTAGTAGCACCCTCTGAATTCGCATATCCCTTAATTTGAGCGACGTATCCAAACGGGTCGTCATAAGCCATAGAGCCGTCCTTGAATTTCCTAAACCCAAAAGTTGACACAGACTTAACATCTGTGACAACACCGTCGATTTTGCAGTCCATAGACCCTGTAATACCGTTAACTTCACATTTTTTCTGTTCATCAGTAACCTCGTGTCCTGCTGCTCGTGAAAGGAAAAGTAACATCTCTTCAATCAAGTGTCCGTAAAGGAACTTAACGTAAGTACTAGGCTGCATGTCGTCAAGCTTCTCTACGTCGTTGTAAACATTCCATAAGAATCGGTCATTACGTCCTATGTTTGACATGCGTAACTTACGAGAGGCGTCACGCTTTTGTGTAAACTCTTGACGCATAAGGCTCTTAACACCTTCACCAAACTCCTCAATACAATGTTCAATGTCTACACCCTCTGGCACATCTTTAGTTTCAACCAGTTTGTAGATGTCGCTTATTAACGTATGTATATTTTTCATTTTAACCGCTCCAAGTAATCTATAGCTCTATTAAGTGAGTCTTTACTATCGTTTAAAAACCCCAATGCTCTATTACAACTGTGGCATAACCAACCTCTAAAATTATCTGTTTCGTGGTCGTGGTCTAAAACCCAAGAACCGTTTTTTAGTCCTCCAAGACCTTTAACTTCTTCTTCGTTCCTTAAGCATACAGGACACTTGTACCCTTTAAAAGGCATCCCGTGTTTTTCCTTTAAAGCTTCTCTAACTTTTGTTAATTCATTATTGCATTTTTTACATTCAGGTCGAAGATAAGGCCTACCTGAGTTATAAGAAAAAAAAGTAAAAGGAAGATCCTTCTTACATTTTACACAAGTTTTTGTTTCCTCATCTGTTTGATAATCGTCTTCATCTATAAAACTGTACTGTTTTGTTAATGAGTCTCCGCCCACGTAGTACCTACCTTATATTCTCCGTCCAAAGGACACCGTAAATCAAAAGCCACGCCCGAAGCCTTAAGGCACTCTACTGCCAACCACCCGTACTTCTCTGCGTGGTTAGTGACCACTTCGGCTTGAACTTCATCATGTATATTACCTAGGAACCTATAGTCCAGTTTCCATTGGCTGGCGTAATCATCCAAAATGACAAGAGCTTTTTTCATAACAATAGCCCCAGCAGCTTGTAACAACGTATTCAATGCAGCATGTTCAGATCTAACTCGTAACCTTCGTCCATCAAGTCCTCTGAGATAGCCTCGCCCAGATGCTCGACCAACGCGTTCTCGTAGACTTTCAAGAGCAGGTGTATTTCGTAGAAATCGTTGCTTAAGATTTGCGCCGTCTCTTGGGCTTCCTCCAACGATACTTCCAAT